ATCCCTATGCTCTGGCATAATAGTTCCTGGTGGCATACAATAAACAGATGAACAAGCATCTTGTAAATTATATTTACCGACAAGATATTCCTTCACGTCAATACACCACTCAGGAACTCCTTTATACTCCTCTAATAATAATCCAGTATAGTTAACATAAAGATGTCCTATAGACTTCCACTTTTCTACAGTCTTATCACATGGGAACTGTCTTCTGTCTGGGTAATCAATCTCAGTAGGATCACCCATCATCTCTAAAGGTATTATCATGAAAAACTAAAACCTCCAAACTTATCTTTAAACTTTGTCTCAGGAGTATCCTCCTTATCATGTCCATTATCAACTACACCTTCCTGTGCATTCTGTTCAACATCATATAGTCTCATCTTGGCACGATCTATACCCACAATAAATCTCTTGAACATTGTAGGGTCATTATATCTATTCTTTAATTGCTTAACCATTATTTGGTTGAGACCTTCCAACTCCTCAGTAGATATGAGAGCGAACATAAGGTCAGCAGTAGCAGGGAGTCCAAAGGATTCTGAAGTGTCAGTAAGGTCAACATCGCTGTTGCCAAAACCAGCACGAGTAGTTTGAGTAGCACTAACAATCGGTACATTAGACTCGACAGCAAGACCACGAAGCTCCTCTGCAATCGCTTTAATATACGAGTAAGAGTTGACAGTTGAATTACCACGATACCTCGATGATGCACATATATTTAAGTAATCAATAAAAATTATATCAGGTCTAAATGATTTCTTCAATGCTAATTCATTTAGCAATGCTTTAAAATGTCCTGAATGAGCAGATGCAGTAGGGTACTCCTTAATTATAAGTTGTCCCTGTGTCTTAGTTAAAAGATTTTGTATCTTCCCTTCAAACATTGGTTTAGGAAGATCTGTTATGTCTTGTATATTGACATTAAGTAGATTAGCATCAATCCTCTCCGCAATCTTTTCCTCTGCCATTTCCATCGTAATGTAGAGAACATTTTTTCCTTGGAAGAGGACACTGCTAGCCACATGACACATGAATAAAGATTTTCCAACACCTGTGCCAGCGAGAGCAACGTTGAGAGTTTTATTCGGTAGACCACCCTTTGTAATCTTGTTAAAATATTCAAGGTCGAATGGGATTTTTTCTTCCTTCTTATGGTAGTACTCATAACGTTCTTCAACATTACCAAAATAATCGTGTCCTATATTATTATCAAAGGATACTGCTAGAGCATCAGATAATATTGTAGGAATAGCATCTTGAGTTTTCTTATCATCTTGACCATCAGCAATACTAATAGACTCCATGAGTGCTAAGTAGATAGCACGTTCTCTACACCACTTCTCAGTAGAATCTAATAACCATTGATGATCTTGTGGACGTTTCTCAAGACAACCTACTAACTGTTGAATGTCTTGAAGTGTTTGTTCTGTGAGATCTTTACGATTTGATACTTCAATAAGAAGTGCCTCTACAGTTATTTGAGTATCATACTTAGTAATAAACTGTACGGTCTCTTCAAAGACTAACTTCTGACCTTGTTCTTGGAAATAGTCTGGTTCAATAAAAGGGATTACCTTCCGAGAATACTCTTCATTATAAATGAGGTTCTCAAGGATGGTGACTTCAAGTGTTTCCATCAGTTACCATAACAGAATTCTTCTTTTGCTATAGTGTCTAATTTTTGTAATATATCTTCTGTAAAATACTCTTCTGGATCTTTATATATTGCTTTAGCATAAACCTTCTTACCATTAATCTCATATCTACCTGCAACATTTTTCCACAACCCTCCAATCTCACCCAATTCAAGGAGACCGTAATACCTATCTAAACCACGTTGATCGTAGTAAAGACGTATATTTACTTCTTTGTTTTCTTTGGAGAGTCTAGATTTGGCTGTCTTAGCTTTAATAAGGTTTCCAACAACCTCGCTCTGATCCTTTTCCTTTTTTTTGCTGAGATAAATGATCGTAGACGAGGCATATTTGAGACCAGAGCCTCCTCCCATTTCTTTAGTTGGGACATAAGATCCGATAACATCGTAGGTGTGATTTGTGACTATAAGTGGTATGTTTGCTTGACCAAGTTTTAATGTTAGCATACGGAATGCTCCTTTCACAAGTTGAGATTTGGTCATGTCTCTGACTTGCTTATCATCTAATGCGTCTCTGATTTCTTTTTCAGTTGACAACATACCTAAAGAGTCTAACACAAACATACAAGGTTTGCGATCTTCCTCAGGTGTCTTAAGGTATATATCTACTGCCTTAAGTGCCTTAGTACGGAACTCTTCAATAGTAACTACATTAACAACAACAGTTCTTTTTAAATCAAGTCCACGAGACTCAAGTAATCCTTTATTAACTGCGGCTTCAGTATCAAAATAGAGACAATAACCATCAGGATTAGTATCAAGGAAGTTTTTAACCACTGCGAGGGAGAAAAAAGTCTTTCCAGTACTGCTTTCACCAGCGATGGCAGTAATCTTATTACGAGATACCCCACCATAAACGGAACCTGACACCACTGCGTTAAAGATGTATGATCCTGTATCGATGAACTCTTCTCTTTCTTCGATGTCTTCTGCGAGTTGGGTGTATTCGTCTCCAATTTCTTTAACGATTTCCTTTAAAAAATCCATAACTATTTCTTTTCATCATGTTTGTGGTTTAGTTTACCAGACATCTTATATGCCTCTTTGTTTCCACCGTGACCATGTGCAATGCCTAGTTCATGCATCTTAGAATGTTCATCGATCTGGTCTCTTAGATCCTTCTTACCTGCTCCAAATGTAAGAAAAATTCCATATGCAACTAAAGCACCTAAAAGTAAACCAAAGAATAAAATTAATCCTTGATCAGGTGTCAAGTTTAAGTGTGGAATTAAAACATCAGGTTGCTTCTCCCATGTATTGGGTAGTGTATATACTGATGGTCTTGATAGAAAGATCATTATAGTAAACTTAATAGAGATATTATACCACTATTTAATCTAGATTACCATACCATGTGATTCTCTTAAGATTTTTTTATAACACCCGTTTGGATTTTGATCTATAGTTTCTTTTACTAACTTCAATTTTTGAAACAGTGCTGTATCACCACCTAAGTGTAAAGCACTTACGATAGTTCCTAACTCCTTATCAGTTATAGGTAAATCCATTAGGTAAAAAACGCCTCCAGCGTTGCAGTTTTTTCTACATTCCAACCAATCGCATTAAGAATTGCTTTGAGAGGTTCTAAAAAGGACTTCTCAAATTGTAGATCGTAATCGACATAGTTGTTCAATTCAAGTTCTTTAGGAAATTCTTGAATAAATGACAACACATTCTCGTGAATGGGATTGGGTAACTTAAGATAACAAAATTTAACTTTCTCACCATTGTTGATGAGTGAGTACTTATTGTCTAACTTATTTTTCTTAACATAGTAGTTAAACAGCAAAGCCCCCCGTATATGTATAGGAGTTCCCTTTGCATAGATTGAATTTACTGCTCTATACTTCTCAACATTACTTGCAGATCTTGGAAAGGAGATATCTTCTGGTGGAAGAGTCTTAAATTCTGCACGAGACTTATCAATAAAATCAATAACTTCATCCTCAGTTCCATTCATCATAAGTTTAAGAGCATCCTTAATCATGGTACGGCAAGGTGCAGGTGTAGAAGACTTAACTGCTTCAATACCCATCATCTTCAACTTAGGTTCGTTGTACTGTACTCCTTCACTATTCCATACATTAAGGATGTATCTCTTCTTAGCAGTCCATATACCCCTCTCTGCGATGTTCTCTCGCTTCATTTGCATCTTCTGATCATATGCATTTACGTAGTCGGCCAATTCTTGGTAAGAACTTTCAATATAAGGTTCAAGTTTAGTTTCACACACCTGATCAAGGAACCTGACAACGCCCTCAGTAGTTTTCTCTCTCCCCTTGTATACAGTTTCAACCAAATCACCCATATTAAGATAAATGGAATCAGTATCTGAAGCAATAACATAATCAATCTCCTTTGTTTTCATAAGTTTATTCAAATAAGAATTCATCTTATTCTCTATCCAACGTATGGATACTTGTCCAGACAGAGTAATGGCTTCTGCATTAGCAAGTTTGTAATACCTGAAGTACTGATTGCCGATAGCACCATAAGCAGAGTTAAGAGATATCTTCTTCGCCATTTGAATATTGTTGCATCGAGCAATCTCCTTCTCCAATGCTTCTGTAGGTGTCTTCTCATACTGTTGCTTTGCGTCCAACATTTTCTTTTTGAAGATCACACGATCTCCATACATCTTATCCATAAGTTCTGGAAGGAACCCACGCACATCCTTCCTATACTGTGCTCCATTGGCACATGTAGCATACTCACCCTCAATCAATGTCTCTTTGTTTAAGATCCCTTCAACGCTCGCACTGGGATGTCTAGTCTCCCTGAGGGTCTCTGGACTGATATTATATTGCATAATAAGATGAGGGTACAGACTGTTGAGGTCAAAACTAACCACCCAATCATACTTTCCTGGAATCGGTTCCTTGACATAAGCACCTGCGTATTTGTCGTTTTTATCTGTTCTAATTTTAGGAGGGATTACAATATCTCTTTTCTTAAGATAATTGTATATAATAGTATCCCACATCCGTACTTGATAGAATACATCCTCATAGTTTACCTTGGCTTCATATGCCATAGTAAGAGCAAGTTCAATCAACTTCATCTTGCCTTCCATACGGTCAACAAGTTCAACGTCAATTATATTATACTCTACAAATTTTTTCCAACCTTTTGTATAGAAGTCCTTAAAAGTATCAAACTCAGAGTGGTCTAATTTCTTTTGTCCAAGTTCTACACTAGCAATATAATCCAACCTATAAGATTCCTGTGCCTTATAAGTAAACTTCTTATAAAGATCAAGATAATCTAACTGAGAGATACCACCAATGTCATATGCTATCTGTTCTCTACCTGCAATAAAAACCTTATCTTCACTAACCAATCCCCAAGGAGACATACGACGCATTAACTTCTCACCTAGGATACGATCTATCCTACGAACAATGTATGGTATATCATATAACTTACTGTTCCATCCAGTAATAACCTCTGGAGTATTCTCCTCTATCATCCACCAATTGATGAAGTCATTTAAAAGATCATACTCATTATTAAATTGCTTGTAGTATAGATTATCTTGATGAGTCTTGAATGGACCGTTACCCCAAGTAATAATCTCTTTGGTAGCATAGTCCTGAATTGATATAAGAAGTATCTCCTCAGCAGCAGATTCTACATCAGGGAATCCTTGCTCAGATTTAACCTCAATATCAATAGTTACTAATTTAATCTTGCTGATATCAAACTTCAATTCATCAGCAGGATATTTCTCTGAGATGTACTGATATATAAATCTCTCATTACCATATACATCAAAACCTGGTACAGGTTCGTACTTCTTTATAAAATCTCTAGTCTCACGAACAGTTCCAGGTTTAATAGGTGCTACAGATTTACCAGTAAGAGTTCTGTAATGGGTTTTCTTTTTAGGTGATTCAACAAAAAGGGTTGGGTAAAACTTCTCACGGGTTGCGAAGTGTTTACCATCTTCATAACCACGAACCAAGAAGTTGTCCCCAACCATTTGAACGTTCGTATAGAACCTCATTACTTAGTCAGACTTTCATATGTGTCTTGTATTTTACCAAGGGGTTCGCATATAGTCAAGATCTTATCAGAATGAATATTGAATTCTACCTGAGATGTTAACTCACCCATCCACGGTTCTAATGTTGCATTACCATTTGATTGTGGAACTATATTAAAAGGTTGAACCAATTTACAATCAGGTTCACCCAAATCTGCTCCTTCAATTTCTTCTATCTGAGAGACTATTGTCCCTCCAGTATGAAAAATAATTAATTGTCCTTTTGCCATTTAACAGTCCTCACATTCGTCAGTTAATACTACAGTTTGTTCTTGAGTTTCTTCAGTCTCTTGAAGAATATCTCTCGTATACATTTGATGTAACTCGTCAACAGGATCGATAAATGTAACAATCCAATCTAGAGGTACTGGAAATCTAGTTCCTTTACCTAAGGGAATCCACGGAGATAATCTAATATCAAATGATGCACCCTTGGCATCTCCATCGTCACCTTTACTAATGACTGGTTCTGAGGTGTTTACGATACATGGTCTAATAAAGAAGTATCCAACAACCTTATCTTCCAGTATCATTTCTTCAACCTTAGCAATTATTTGCTCTCCAGTTTTGATGACACCTAATTTAATCATAGCGGTATGTCTTTGTAGATATTATATAGCTAATAAAAAGGGGTGTCAACTGGATTTTGCCAGTACACCCCTTGCGGCGACGATATTCAATTATATTTATAGATACTCTTTCCGAGCATGATGCTCTGGAACTATCTTACCAAGTTCAACTACCAATAGTCCGTCTCCGAATCGTACATCTCGTACTTCGGTATCATCTGTGATTTGCCAGACCCTAGTGAAAGACCTGCTGGCCAATCCTTTATGGACAAACGTTGCATCTGTTTCCTTGTCTTCCTTGATGCCTTCGACATATAATTTTCCAAACTCCGTATAGACTTTGACTTCATCTTTCTTAAACCCCGCAAGGGCGATTTCGAGTCTCGATTCGACATTATTCACCTGAACTAAATTGTAAGGTGGATAATTAGAAGTTGTAGGACTATCCCAAAATTGATTGAGATAATCATCCATACCAATACTGTTACGTGTAATCTTCTCAAATAGTTCTGGAAGATTAGCAGCGTGATATCTTGCTAAGTTAGTCATGGTTCTCCTTAAATAAGCGAGTGTAAATTGTGTCCCTTTCGGCGACACTACTATTTAAACACAGATGCTTAAAATATGAGTTCGGAATACCAGATTTTTTTATACAGTAAACCCTACTGAAGAGTAAGAACCCTTCCTTGAAGTGTTGGTAACCGTCATTCTAATTATCCTTGACGTATCAATAATCAAACTCATCCAATACGTCTAAAGCATTATTCAATGCCTGTTGAGCTGCCCATCTTTCCTTACTATCCCAATTAGGATACCAAGTTTTGTTGTCAATCCCCTTCTTGATGGAAAGAAGTCGAGATTCCATATCCACTTTTTTAAGTCTTCCGTTCATGTAACACCTATATCTTGAATCTGGCCATGGACAACTAGCAAATCGATCTGGAAATATCATTAGCCTCCTTCTCGAAATTTGCTTCTAATTTATTTTTGAGAATCAAAAGTTCTTGTTTAAGTTCTGAGTTCTCTTTTTTTAACTGTTTGATCTCGTTTTCGTAGATAGTAATCATGCGTTCTTGTTGTTCGTTGATTTCTTCTAATTCATACCAAGACCTTATGTGATCAAAGCCCATTGATCTAAAATCATCCGTTACTAATTATATCACACTTACTCTGCAGTCTCTACTTTTTTCTTGGAACCAATATTATATTTTTGTTCCAGGATCCAATCACCCTTATCTTTGTATGCCAACACCTTAATTTGGTTTAGAGGTGCAACATCTGCTATAGACTCTGCGTTAACTACGCTTATAAGTCCCCAGTCAGATAACAAACGTGTTATACGATTTCTTCTCTGAACATCATTTACTGTAAGGTTGGCATGCTTGCCATCTAATGCGAATAATTCTTTAAAGTGAGTAATGTAATAACGACCTTGCTTATGAAGAATGTGGCAAGATTGATATAACTTTTTCTCTTTACGTGATGCAACTCCGATACGTGTTAAAGTCTCACGTACTTTTAGGAAATCATCTGGTTCGTTAAGCATAACTTCAACCATCATTTCAGGTTTCCAGTTAACTTGTGGTTCAATAGTACTAGTAGTCATTTCATTCCACCAATGTCAAGTCGTTGTTTAATAAAATCGAGTTGTTGCTTTGACAAAATATTCAACGCTTGCATTGCTTTCTCATTACTATATCCATAGTATTGTTTAACAAGGTCAAGGTTACTAATCTTATCTTTTCGCATCCACGGAGAGAATCTCTTCCGTTTCCTGAGACTATTTAGATAAAATTTATATTGCATATCCTTATCCAAGGATGGATATTTGTTCATTTCATTAGCAAAGAGAACGCAATCTAGATGTCCAGATAGACATTTGTTAATAATATAGGGAGGATAATCTTTAATCGCATTAGGATCTTCTGTTATATCATCCTTAGTATGATTGATTGAATTCAACCATTCCTTCAATTCAGTCTTCATTAAAATCCTCCATAACATGACCGACACTAATGACTGTAGCATTAGGATGAATTCCTAGTGCAACTTCCTTTGCCTCAGAATAATCTTTGGCATAAACATCTTCATTAAAAAGAAGTCCATCAACATATAATTGTAATCTACATTTCATTATTCTATATCCGATACAATTGTTTCGTCTGTCTCAATATCTTTAAGTCTTTTAGGAGATATCTTAATTGATTGTGGTCTAGTATCTTCTTTGTAGTAATCCTTTGCCTTTGGTGTTTCCAAAATAGAAATCAATCCACGTTCATAATTGAATAAGAGAAGTTCTTTTCTCTCCTTCTGATCCTTTTGATAATCAGAAGTAGATCTCATAGTGTATGTTAAGTCATACTCTTGTGCTTCCCAATTAGAATTTCCAGATTCAAAACGATTCTTAACTAACTGAGAAGAGTTATATGATATTAAAGTATGGGCAGGAGTTCTATTACAAATATCAGCAAATTCATCATGATCAAAACCTTTATGCATTCCACCCTTTTTACCATATAAATTATCTTTAATATCATATGGTGGATCTAAGTACATAAAGGTATCACCACCTTCAAACATCAACTCTTTATAGTCCTTGTTAGTTATTCTCCAGAACTGAATCAATTCTTGATAGTCCTCTAATCTCTTGATTCCAGCGAGGGTAAAGTTGGATTTACTTGCCTGAGCACTGAAGGAGGAGGACTCAGATAGACCGCTAAAAGAGCACTTATTGATAATATAAAAATTAATTGCCCTGTCCAAGGGGGTAGATTCTTTGTCATTTACTTTCTCCTTTGCGTTTAAAAATAATTCTTTTGCTTTCTCCTCAGTCTTATTAGCATTCTTAAGTTTAACTAATCTCTTTTTCATCTCTACCCCATCTGCTCTCAACTGTTGCCAAAAGTTAGCAAGAGGTTCATATGCATCATTAACCCAAATCTCTAAATGAGGATACTTCTTCGTAATGTGAAGAGCAAAAGATCCACCACCAAGGAATGGTTCACGATACTGTTTATACCTACTACCAATATCCATATTAGGAAGGAATACTTCCATCTTTTTGCAAGCACGAGACTTGCCACCAGGATAACGAAGTGGTGTTTTTAATAATTTCTCAGATCCTTTTAGATGAAATACCTGAGGTTTGGTATGTTGATGGATTGGCATAATAAAACGATACTAAGTATAGTTATTTAGAGGATACTATTGAGAGATTCTAGAAGTTCATTAGCAGTAATATTCTTTGCATTTGGTTTAACATTCTCAGCAAGCATAGTAAAGTCACCTGCTTGAAGTTTAAATGTAGCACCTGCTCCATCAAGTTTAGATCTACTCTCAACAACATCCCATGTAGTAACACCAAGACTCATATTTTTAGTATCAACTAAAAGCATGTACTCAAAGGTTTTCTCCAAGTTTTGTTTGCTACGACCAGGCATATTGTTCTTCAA